ATGAGAGGGTTCCCATGCAAACTCTACGGTTACCGAATTGGAATGTATTGAAGGAGGGTCCATCTGAATACCACGAGCTATACGGGGATTGGAAAGCCCATCTATCTTCATGATACCATTGATACCAGCTGGGATAACTACCCCGGTCTTTTCATCTTGGTAAGCTTCCTGCCACTCTACAGACTTAACTGCTCCAATGGCATTAGCTACATCGGTTTCATGGTCGAGATTAACAGACTGACCTACGAGGAGAGGCATAGATTCCTTCAGCACTGCTTCTGGAAACTCAGTGGGATTGTACTTCTTTGCCACTATTGCGGCAGAAAGCATTCGGAACATTGGCTCTATAAAGTCACTGTCCTTTGGCTTTAACATTTCTGAAGTTACTTCTGGCATGAACTGGTTGACATTCAAAGTGCCACCCCACATACCGAACCTTTCCAGTGACTTCTTAGGGTCTTCACTGAAGTTAACAGTACCCTTGTAGAAGTTTTCAGAGAGAGAGTGAGCATCTATAACTATTTCTGGCACATCTGATACCATCAAGCTATGAGCTGCACTTAACACCATTACATCGGTGTTCTGCTGAGTCATTGACATAATTTATCTTGGTTTACTGTCTTGGTCTTTCCTTTTGGGATTAGGATTTGCTTTATCACGGGTTCTACGGTCTGACTTATCTTTATCGTCTTCTCGTTTCTTTTTCTTCTGACCGGTATCTGAATCACCCGTACCATCTGAATCATCAGATTCTACAGGAGTTCTTGGTTCTGGTTGGTCTGGGGTTTCATAGCCCATATCCCGTGCAAACTGGTCCTGACTTATTATACCCTGATTGTACAAGGTTACATTTACCCGAGCACGGTATTCACGAGCTTGTTGTAACTTGATATCGTCTGAAACAGTTGAAGTTCCAAACTTGATAGTGATTCCCTTGTTGTTAAACCCAGCCAGGCGCAGTTCTAGAGAATAAAAGAACTCCAGTACAAAGATTACCAACGTTTGGATATTCTTTAACTGGGATATCATCTTAGACAGCTGTATACCAGCTCCACCTTCAGTACCACTCTGTGATGCAGATACTCCGATAATAGAACCATTTACTCCCAAGCCGTTTGCCACAGATTGTTGATTCATATTCCAGGGAAGGTTTATATTCTGCATGGAAGCTGAAGTAGACCTTAGTTCGAATTCGTGGTCATCAATGTAACCAACCACTACTCCATCAGACATACCTCCAACAATATTGGTCTTCATCTTCCTTAGAGTACTTTCCAAACGAGCAGCATAGGCTTTTTCACTCTCTCCAGCAGTACGTGGAGGTTTAGCCATCTTAGCTTCAAGGAAACCAACCATACCCATTACCTCCATGATATGTTTGAAATTCTTTCTCATGGTATGCTGACCAGCTATAGAATCCAAAGCAGACATAAATGGAGGTACCCCGTAGGGTTCATCGGTATCATTGTACATACCTACATAACAGTAGGTCTCTGTATTCAATCGTATGAATGAATCTTTGAGACCATCTACCAAACGAGGGTTTCTTTGATATGGGTGATATACTCCATTGTTCTCTCTCTTAAACCTTATAGTTTCGGGTTTAATGAATAGTATGGTTTCCAATCCTGTTAACTTCTTGTTTGGTACTCCTTCCACCGATATAGCACCACTAACAAGAAGCTGAACTATGAACTTGTTTACCAACCCATCTATTCCAGCTGTATACTTCGACCACCTCTTGGATACATTCCTCAAATGCTCCCTCATCTTGGTAGACTCCTCAGGAGTATTGTTTGGGAAGTCAATAGTATGACCTGTATTTGACAGCTTGAACATGTCCTGCAATGCAATGCTGACGTCCGGGTTTATCTTGTACAGGTCCCGAATGATAGGTATTAGTTCTGTTCTGAACGTTGGGGTAACTAAGTTCGTCATACCATTAAGAGTGGTAATGAGTTCAGAGTTCCCCACACCATCATCTGGTTGAGAAACTCTGCCCGGACTTATTGAACCCTTTCCCTCATCTTTGTTCTGAGATTCCACAGGCTTAGACCTGGTGAACCAACTGATAGGATTAAGTTTCATGTTATATTGAATGGTTTATGCTTACTGAGGAATTACTACAGTACCAGATGGACTGTGAGACCTGATATGATTAGTGATAGCTTTACCGAATATCGCATCATCAGAATATGTTTCACCTTCCAAATCCAGGTCCATAGAGGAGTTATTCATTCTATGCTTACCACGAGCAATAGGTCTTCCAGCACCGTCATAAATAAAGGTGTATGCTTCTTGTACAAAGAACGGGTCTTTTATAATTACGTTCTCTTCCCTGATATCCTTCTCTAAGTTCTCGATTATTACAGAACGGTTCTTGGTTGTGGTCAACCATCCCGGGAACTTATCTTCTTCTGGTCTATTCTTCCTCTTCTTACGTAAGAGCTTAGTATAGAAGTATAGATTAGGATATCCCTCATCTTGAAGTATGGTAGTTACCGTCATACCAACATCATTGGTCTCGGGAGCTAACTTAGCAAAATTGAACTTCTCTCCAACATCACCAAGGAGTCGGGCATACTTGTTCAGGGGTATTCTCCCCTTATATACTGCAGCCTCTTCCCCTTCTTTATCCATACAGGTGAAAGCAGAGTAGTCAGTACCTCTACCAGTAGCACAGTCACCACCAATAAAGTATTCTTTGTTCGGGTCAGGTTCATTGAACTCTTTATACTGACCCTTGAGACGAGTATTGATAACAGGATAGTCAAATAAGCATTCTTCTATAGCCTTGATATCAGCTAAGTCGAATACTGTATTACCGGATGATAGGAAGTCACCATCTATCTCCTGAGCAGTTCTCTTGGGACCAAGAGCAGCAGACATCTCTTCATACCATTTCTCATCCCTATCAGGGTGCATCTGCCAATATAATCGTATGGGGTTAAACGGATTACCCCCAGATATAGCATCTACCCAAGTACTATGGAAGAAGTTCCCTACACCATAAGGGGTGTTATGAGACACGTAGTCTTCATTAATGAGGTAAGATTCATCGTGTTCAACGCAAATATCATAAATGGTATCGTAATACTTTCTAACTACTTTAAGCTTAGAAAGGTAGATACTTGTACACCTTTTACCAGATACAATGCGTTGAATATAAGGTTTGTTCAGCTTAACTCCGAACTTATATTCAACCTCCTTAGATATCTTATCTAACACTCCATAATAGTAACCAAGCTCTTGATAACGATACCTTATGTAAGCTACTACTCTTAAGTCGTAGTTGAATCCACCTTTCAGCTTAGACCCAAGCTTCATGCCATAAGAGTATTTTGCAGCTTTTTGACTGTTCTCAGCTACTGTAACTATCTGAAGATTGGTTACATAGTTGTCTGAAGGATTGTTGTTAATGTGGTCAACTACATATCCTTCTGGAATTTCTCCTAAGAATACTTTAGCCACCAGATTGTGGACACATATCTTTTTCTTTTGACCCTTATTCCACAACCTTATATTTAGGTATCTCTCCCTATTATTACAAGGTCTTGGTAACTTCTCTACCCTCGTCCCATTCTTTACAATGAAGATTCTTCCCCAGTTGGAGACTTCATAGTTTGGATAACCAGGTATGGGTTTGCATATCTCTTTCTTGGGTTTTACGGTTACTGGATTCTGCTCCAGACCGCTTATACCAGTATGATAGAAGATAGCAGGTATATCTCGTTTGATTATCTCTGAAACAGGTAACCAACCTTCAAGAGTATACAACTTATGTTTTGGAGTACATTTAATAACCCTACCTTGTTCATTGTGAACTTCCCAAGTTTTCAGTACACCCTTATTTACAGAACCAAGTACTCTCTGCCACTTTCCAGTATGTGATAATACTCTCAGCCCAAGATGTGATATATCCATCTTACCAAAAGTTTTGGGACAAATAGAATCTACTCTGAATGGCCCATCTTTACCTATAATTTGAGTATCACCAGTAATACATGAGTTTACTATAGCAGCACCACCAGTTGATAGAGTAGGGAAGGCTGATGCCCAGATAGTTGAAGCCCATCTTACGATTGCTGCTTCATCAATCACCAACAACGACAAAGATTCAGAACGACCAGCTTGGTCAGAGGTTGGAATAGATTCTATTACAGAACCATTTGCAAACTCTATAGTTGATACAGAACCGAACTCCCCTGCACGACCGTTTATGATAGGCTCTTGCAGATATGAAGGAAGATTCTTGTACATGAACTTAATCTTCTTTAGTACCTTCTTTGCTACGGTGTCCTTGATTGAGATAATGTTTATCTTCTTGTTAGGATGATACATTGCTAACCAAAGACAGTAGAGGGAGATTAGCTCAGTAATACCAGCCTGACGAAACTTTAGGATGATATTGAACCTGTTGAGCATGAATTGGTATAGCACTGCCTTCTGAAAAGGGTAGAGCAAAAACTTTACCATACCCAACACTGGGTTTATCACGTAGCAGAAAGTAGAAAAGAAGAAAGGGTCTTTCATCACCCGAACCAATGTCTTAAGTTGTTCGGGTGTAAGACTTGCATCTTCAACTAATGTCTTCTTTCTTGCCATGTCAGAAATTGTATGAAATTCTTAGGTACGGGTCGAGACCTAAATTATCCCGAAGTTTAGGATAATAGTTGATATTCAACCCGGCTTCATAATTAAATTTACTGGTATTGTATTTCAAGCCTAAATCCAAATCATGGAAGTTATGTACTGGTCGTATGGTATACTGAGCTACTGGATTAAATCTTTTTAAGAAAGATGTTTTCTTATGGGTTAATTTACCATCCAGGTAGTTATATTGATAACGAAAGTAATTAACTGAATACTCCTCAGTAATAAGCTTACAATCAGTATTGAATGTAGTGATAGATAGTTTATCCCTATTTGAAAGTATTTGCAATAATTTAGGAGCCAGAGGATAATTGGTCAGGAATAATTCATTGTATTCAATTTTAGTTGAATCCTTTTGAACGATAGTAACTACTCTATCAACATATTCAATTCGTTCGATAGGAACAGAATCTATCTGATAGAGGAATACCATTTTGGGTAATTGAATCTTAGGGAATTCAACCTTTGGTACAAAGGGTTTATTAACCCAAATGGTATCAGGTTGCTCAGTAGAATTTTTAAGGTCATGCCTTAATTCAGAATTTCGGTTCCATAGCCAAAATATGGTTAAGGCCATAATTATAAAGGCTAAGGTTAGGATTACATTTTTCATCTTCTTTTATGTGTTTAGTTTTTCTTTCATATACCCCCCTTAAACACGTGTATAGATAATAATATACTGTTTAAGGTATATTATTATCACGCGCATATACGAGGGGGAGTCATCGTAAAATAGAGGCCTTTTTAAGGCACCTTTTTAACCATAATCCGACCTCATATACAGAGCCCTTGGTTAAGGTATTCCTTCCCTTATTTAACCAATAAGTTGGATTAGCCTTATCAAAATAAATTCGGAAGGTTTTGGGAAAGCCCATAATCACCCGGTATTCTTCAAGGCCCATAATCCTTCCGTGGGGATTGAATTGCCTGGATGAAGGTCTTACGGTTAATGGGTAACTTCTTTTTCTATTGCGATATACTCCCGGTAGAGTCTTCA